AGTAGTATACCGGGATCTTACATCTGTGAAACCTGGTTTTGCTGCTTGTTTAATGCGTACAGTTGCCTTCCGGTTTGACCTTTCGATTGACGATCACCTCGATATTTCAAGCTCTGTTTGTCCGCCGGAATTCATTGTGAAAGGTGAGTTGGTATTTAACTCTCAGTTAGAAGTTGCACATAAAGTCTCGGTAAGTGAAGGAGAAGTGGAGGTTAGGTTTTTCCTGTACGGTGCTAGAGCACAAAGTGTTGTTTCCACTTTGCCATCTAGGCAGAACGGGCCAATCCTAAAGGACACACTGCGTAAGCTGATACTTGCGAGGTCTAATATCCAAAGAGATATAGTGGTTGTTTCATATTTAATCTCCACTGCATACAAAGCAAAGTATGACGCAGGAGTTAAATTTGAATGACGTTAGGGAGATGGAGATACCTCTGACGCTTGACTTTCCTAATGCCTTATCTAGGCAAGACATTGGGAAGGCCAAGTCCCTTGAGGAATGCCTTGCTCAGTTCAGGAGTTTGTTACCTCCTTTGGATGAAAATGGCATCTCCTTGATCAAGGTAGATCAAATCCTATCATTCAGGAATATTGAGCGGTTCATTGAGACTCCTGGGTTTGGATTCAAGTTGATCTTTAACATCAACACTAAGCCCATTGTTGAAAAGATCAAAAGCACTCAATCAACATCATTCCTGAAGTTCAAGGACTCAACTCAAGCCATGAAGGTCCTAATGATTAAGGGTACAACAAGGCTGACCCAGGCTCAGCAGGAGGAGAACTTTACAATTGGTGATCTGCAGAAGGTTTCGGCCATCTATACGAACTCCATTGTTGATGCTTTCTACAAGGACAGGTCTGTTTTGGCTATGTTACCGCAGGCTAGATCAAGGTTCTCTGATTCATGCGTGGAAGCACTCAGTGCCTACATGTTTGATGAGCAATCTACCAGCGGTGTACGTGAGAAAGTGCCTGAGGTTGTTAAGGCTATGAATTTTGGGTGTCTTAGAAAACCACACCAATGCTCTACCAGCAGGCATTACTCGGCTGAGCTGTCCGTGGCTATGGGAATATATGGCATGTTGACATCACCGAATCCGTCGGCTGAAACAATGAGAATTGGCAAGGAAACCCTGAAGAAGATCGTTGGGCAAGCACCAGCTTCAGCAGCCAGGGCAAGGGATATGTTGGGCATTATGATAGAGAACTCAGGAGCTGGTACTGCCATGGTAGACCAGCTCATTGAAGAAGCCAGCATGATGATCAACAAGCTATCCATCCCCAAAGGCATGGGCATAGCAAGTACTCCGAAGTCCACCTATACGGTTAGTGCTCCAGGACCATCAAAGGTTGCTGACCAGGCTAAAAAAGAGCTTGCTGAAATCCAACGCCAAATAGACTTCAAGAAAACCTTCCTGGCGGGATTGGAAAAGCAAGATGAAGAAGCCAAGAAAGGTGAGCAATCCAAGAAGGGTGTCCATGATCCTAGCAAGCTGGACTTCTGATTGGGTCCAATGAAAAGTAGGAAAACATGATCAATTAATGGTCAGAAGTGTATGAATGAGGGAATGATTGAAGTGATGAGTGAAAATGAGTATGAGTGAGTGTACGGTTGAGAGTGTGGGAGGCAATTACATCACACTCTGACGTTCTTTAAAAGCAGTTTTGCGGGGCTAAGTGGTATAAGTTGTTTGCGACAACCCAATGACAAAGTCATCAAGTAGTTTCGATCCCAGTATACTACT